AATGTCGATTTATACACTAGCTCAAAAATTAGAAGATATTACACTAAAAATTTTTAAAGCTCCAGTTTTTCCAGAAATAGTAGCTTATAAAAATGACGGCAGTCCGTATCTTTACAAAAAAGATAATTTTTTAGAGAGTCTAGCTATTCTTTCTGGTGACTATATTATTGATTATCATTATTTTGATTATCGATATCATACTTATGAAATGTTAGATCAAAATTTTAAAAAATCCATTAATGGTAAGATTGAAACACTTGGTATAGATATAGAATTAGCTGGTTATGGTTATTTTTTAACTTATATTATTTTTCATCAATTATTGGTTAATCTATACACCCTAAATAAAAAACTTTTTAAAATTTATCTAGACAAAATTAATATTGATAAAAATATAATTTTAAAACTATATCTTGAACATGATTATACATTACCTTATTGCGAAAACTATCATCTTTTTTTAGAAAGGATTTTAGATAAAAATAATAGCCACAAAATATTAGATATTGTTTTTAGTCATAATAGCAGTGAAGCAAAATTTAACTCAAAAGATTTAATGAGCATTTTAGAAAACTTTGATTATGGAGATATTAATGATGCTTATTTACAGATTACTACTCACAAAGATTATAGTTTAGAAAACAAATTAAAATATTTAAAAATTTTAATCTCTAGTTATAACTATACTATTGACCAAGAAGATACTATCTATTTTTCTATTAAAAATGGTAAAAAGATTTTAGGTTTCTATCTTTATAATCTTGAAATTATGGGTAGTCTAACAAAACTATATTATAGTGTTTTAAATTTATTTTTAGAAAAAGGTGGGGTCAAAAAAATAGTAGTTGTTGATGACCCTGGGTTAAATGAAAGGTTAAGTAGAAGATTGCTAAATAAATAAATAGATTATTTAGCAAATTAAAAAGATGAAATACTTAGATAAAAATATTTTGAGACCTGTTAGTATTAATAGTAAAGTTCTTTCTTTACTAATAATAATTTTTTTTCTTTCTTCGCTTGGTTTTGGAGCTTATCTTGTAGCTCACCAAGAAGGCGAAATCGATGTTGACCATTTTACTATTTCACAAGCTTTAGCTTATGGATCAAAACCTATTATGATTACTCTTTTCCTGTTAGCCTTTTTATGTACTCTTTTACTAAACTATATTAGAGGAGGAGAAAAAAATCTTTTATATCTTAGATATTTTTTAATAGTTTTACCCTACGCTCTATTAATAACAATTATATATGTAACAACAGAAGTAAATAAATCTTTACATTTTAAATTTGCTGGTACTATTTTCTTAGCACAAATACTATATGTTTTTGTAGTTAGTTATATTTTTAATAAGTATCTTGATAAAGATTGTAATCTTTTGATAGCTCTAGATTTTAATATTATCTTGATAATTTGTAGTTTTATACTCTTGTTAGTTTTTGGTATTTATGATGAAGATGATACAAGCGAATTTAGAAGTATTATTTTTGCCAGTAGTGAAAATGTAACTGTAGTCTTAAATCTTTTACCTATTCTTTATCTTGGTTTTATCTAAAAATCATAATTATCTTGGCTGTTAACTTGAGGGTGTCTAGAAAATTGTGGATAGTAATCACTATTGGTATAATCATTAAAACTATCAGTATTTTCTCCTGTAACAGTATTATTAAAATTATTATTGCCAGGTTCTTTTCCAGCGCAAAAAAGATTTTGTTGTAGAGAAGGATAATTTATTAAATCATTTTCAGTAGTTACAGAACCAGTTAGTTTATCGCTTAGTAAGCTTCCTCTAGTAGTATATTCATTAACGCTATTAGTTTTAGCGTTTCCAATAATATTGTTTTGATAATAGCCCCTATTGCTATTATCTTTTAACCCTTTATTTGTATCTGGAGGATTAGGTCCTAATCTACAAAACCTATAACCGCATTTATCATTTTTACTATTTTCGGTAGCATCTTGACAAAGTTCACAATTTAAATTATCAGGAGGACAATAATAGCCTGTATTTTTATTAAAAATATATTGACTACAAACTTTAGGACTAACAAAACTAGGATCTATGCAAGCACAGGCACTTCTATTTCCAGAGCTACAACCAGTTTTAGTTTGTATTTGTAATGTTTCTAAAATATGAAGCCAATTAACAGGTACATCTTCGTGGTTAGTAACCGTTTGTGTACTATTTTGAATAAAACTTGGCGAGCTAAATTCGACTAGTGTGCTGTTAGTGTCATCAGCATATGTATAGTCTAATATATCATTATTGTCGGTATCTAAAATTATGATATTATTTATCCCGGAATTATAGAGTAGATATCTTGTCCATCTTTGGATCGTTTCTCCGTTTACAGTGCTGTCAGCAAAATAAACACTAGAACCGATAGTACCGTTTACACTAATACCGACATTACCAGAGCGGTTAGTAATATTAGAAGGCAAACTATCAAAATAATAACTGATAGCATATGTACTAACACCACTATAAGGGAAATTTACTGTTGTGGTATCAGTACTAGTATTACCAAGAAATTTTGAACTATAGTATTGATTTTCTTCACCTAAAGAAGCATTGTAATGTTTTTCGTTACTACAAAAAAGAGTGCTTCCATACTGACAGGATCTTTCTTTTTTGTTAGAAACTAAATAGAAACTATAAAATAACAAAGCTACTAAAAAACTAAAAAAATAATAAACCATACTAACATTAGTGAAATATTTAAGATCTTTTAGATCCTCTTCACTAACCATTTTTTTTTAGTAAATAATATTTATTTACTATTATTTTGTATTTTACCAGTTTGAAGATTATTATTAGGCTCTACCGCATCAACACTACTAGTGGGTACAAAAAGACTTGGACAACCATTGCTTTCTCTACTTTGACAATCTTTTAAATTTAAATAATTATAGACAGAAAAACCAAACGGTAAAAGTATTAATGCCGTGAATAAAACTACAATAAAATCTCTTCTTTTTTCGTAAATATAAGCCTCCTTAATTATAACTAAATCTTTTTCATTCATTTTTATTTTAAATTAATAAATTTAAAATAAAATGTCTGTCTATGAATTACATAATTTTATAGAAGATTATCCCTCGCAGGACAGTGAGGATATTCAATGGAATATTTCTTCTCGTAAAGAATTTAATGAATTAATTAGTGACAAGATTAAACTAGAAAAAGTTGATCGATTTTTTAAACATCAACAAGTTTTTTTACGTTATTTAAGACAGTATGATTTTATTTTTAATATTCAAGCTACAGGAACTGGTAAAAGTGGCAGTTTAATTAATGCTGCTGAGTTTTTTAAAAAATCTAATAGCAATATCAAACGTATTTATGTTTTAGAACCTGGTGATCAAACTATTAGAGATTTTAAAAAGCAAGTTGTTAAACTTTCAGACCCAGAAGAATATAGCAATGATAAAGTTAAATATAGTATGAGTAAAAGTGGTTATAATAATAGTATTAACAGATTAATTAAAGAATGGTATACCGTTGAAACCTATCGTAGTTTTGCCAAAAAAAATTATAGCGACAAAACTATTATTGAAGAATTTTCTGATTGTCTTTTCTTTTTAGACGAGGCTCATGATTTAAGAAATCTTAAAGATAACAAGGGTACTAATTTAACTGAAAAAGAGATTGATAATGTTTACAGTTTTTTATGGCGTGTAACACATTTAGCACAACGTAGTAAATTTGTAGTGGCTACAGCAACACCAATGGTTAACGAAGTTTTTGATTTTGTTAATATTTTTAACCTAGTTTTGCCTATGGATAAACAGTTACCTTTACACCCTAGATTAAGTAAAGATTTTTATAATCGGGTTACTATTGATGCTTTAGAACCTTATTTTAGAGGAAAAATAACTTTTATTAAATTTAGTGAAGATAAGATTAATGTTTTAAATCAAGGAACTGTGATTAAAGACTATATTCATAAGATTGAAGTTCCTCTTGAAAAAATTAAAAAGTCTATTAAACCCACAATCAAAAAAATAGAAAATGGTAAAATAGTGACTATCCGTGAACCAAGACAAGAAGTTAACGAAACCAAGACGATTGGATTAGCTTCACAAATTAAATTAGTAAATTTAGTTATGGAAGGTAACCAATTAGAAACCTATACTAAAGTAGTAAAAGAAAAAAGTAAGCAATCTAGTTTTTATGCTAACGAATTACAAACTTCTACTTTTGTCTATCCAAACGGTGATTATGGATCAAAAGGTTTTAATAATTATGTTACTAAAGATGATCTTGGAGAATATATTTTCAAGGATGTGGTAAAAGTTAAAAAATCAAACTATCCTGGACTCTATGGAAATTATCTTGATAGTAGTGATTTAGAAAAGAGTCTAGAAAATTTAAAACTAATGAGTGTTAAATTTCATTTTTATATCCAGAAAGAATTAAAACATTCTATGGAAGCTAATCCAGGAAATAGTTTTTGTTATATAGAATATAATAAAGCTAGCGGAGCAAGCTTATTAGCTATGTTATTAAATATTTTTGGTTTTAGAGAATACACTAGTAATTTTGAACCTATTGATAGAGCTACTAAAAAAATTATTATCCCCAAAGCCAAAAGATTTATGCTTTTGACTGGAGAAACTAAAAATTCAGAAGCGTTAGCTTTTTTTAATCACCCGGCTAATCGTAACGGAGAATATATACAAATACTTATTGCTACTCAAGTAGCTCAAGTTGGTATCAATGTTAAAAATGTTAGAAGAGGTTATATCATGACACCAGGCTGGCATGAATCTGGTATGTATCAAGCAATTAGTCGCTTTATTAGAGCAGATTCTCACGATTTATTATACGAGATTGAAGGTAAAAAAATTGATGTTGAGGTTTATCGTTTAAACGCTACCATACCAAAAGGCCTTAGTATAGACACAAAATTATATCTAGATTCAGAAAGAAAAGATATTCACAATAAGCGTATCTTAAGATTTATGAAAAGATGTGCTTTTGATGCTTTCTTAAACTATGATAGAAATATTAATCTTCCCAAAGGTACAGAGAACGGAGATTCTTTAGCAGATTACGGAAAAATAGATTATAAAATTTTTAGCGCTGTAGCTCCACCGGGAAACAAAAACAGAAAAGGCATGGCTTTAAATCAGGGTCCTAACAAGAGCGATTATATTTATAATACTTATAATCTTTTATATTCTGAAAATCTGATTAAAAAGGTTAAAAAAGATATCAAGAAAATAATCAGTGAAAAATTAGTTATTGATATCAAAACTTTGCGAGAAATGATAAACGCTACTAGTATCACTGATTATATTTTTAATACGGCAATAGAAGAAATAATCTATAACAAAGAAATTATAGCAAACAACCAAAACACTATTTATTACCATATGAGTTTTAATAGCGATTTATTGTTTTTAAAAAGAGAAACTAGTTACAGTGAAATTAACAGAATTAATACTGAAAATGATCTCTATCTAGACGTAGAATTTCCAGAATTAACTAAGGTAATAGATGCTAAAGATAGTAGTAATCTTGAAGATTTTTATGAAAAATACAGTAATCTAACTTTAGAAGAGGTTAAAAACTATTATATCCAAACACAAGATTACTTACTTTTCAAAGCCTTGATAGAAGATAGTTTGATTAGACTAAAAAACAAAAATTTAAACAATCTAAATAAGATAATAATAAAACTATTTTCAAATTATATACTAATAATTGATAAACCAATTTCCTACTTAGAAGCTTCGGAAAAAGCTTTAGTTACCAAAGGAGAAGTTAAACAAGGCCGCAAGAGAGCCAGTGAATCTAAGGTAGGCTTAACAAAATTAAATCTTGGAGAAATTAAAGATGTTAGAGATAAAGAAAAAGTCTTTTTACATTTCTATAGAGAAACAGAAGATACAGCTTATGCTATTAATAGTATTTTTAAAACACCAAACAAAAAGATTAGAGTTTTAGAAAAAGATAATAACAAATTTAGGGAGGCTACTATTGCTGAAGAATTTGTCTATAATTACTTTTTTACAAAAGAATACGAAAAGATTATGGAAAAATTTATGCTTAGTAAATATTATGCCACCATTATTTATAGGGGCGGACAAGGAAGTATTATGGAAAAAGAAGCTCAGTTTTTTAGAATTATCGATACTAGCGATAAAAATAATCGCGGTAAAGCTTGTGGTAGTTATTCGATTGATAATCTTTTAGACATTTTAAGATATTTAGATACTGAAGGAAAATATAAAAAGTTTTTAAATGAAAAAATTAAAAAACCAAAACTTTGTCCAATCTTAAGTAGGCTGTTTGAAAAAAATAATCTTTTATTTAGCAGTCTATAATCCTTGTAAAAAGTCTCTTTATTAAGATATAAAAATTAATGGAAATTTTTATATTTTTTAAATAAAATGGCTGTAGGTCAAGAACTATTTTCACAAGCTAGTACACAAGTTAATCTTTTATTACTTTCACAAAGAAACATGGTTTTAGTTTCTGCTTTTGCTATCACTCTTGTTAGTTTTGCCCCTAATTTTAAATATAATTATGTTAAATATTTGGCTATTTTGTTATTTATTTTTGGTATTGCTTCTGGCTCTAAAAGTGTACAAGATTTTAACGCCTATATTAAAGACACACTAGAAAATGACAGTGGAGATCCAGCAGAAAAAGAATTACTAGATAGATGGGCAAAATGGGCTGATTATAGTTACTTTATGTTAGCAATTATTAGTTTTATATTTTTAAATGTCTTAATTATCGAGTGGACAGAATTTGCCGGTTATGGGGTCTTTTGGGAAAAACAAAATGAAAAAAGAAAAAAGAAATTAAAAACCTAAAAATGGATTTAGGTAGGCTTTAA